GAGAAGCTAACTTCATGAAAGACTGGCTACCTGTAATTGTTGGTGGTCTAGCTACTATTGCTACAGGGGGAATGGCAGCTCCTTTCATGATTGGCGCGGGTGCTCTAACTGCCTTTGGTACCAGTATGGCGGTAGGTAACAGCTTTAAGAAATCACTGTTTACTGGTCTGATGGCAGGTGCTGGTGGTGCATTAGGTGCTGGATTAGGGGCAGCGGGGGGAGCGGCGGCGGGGGGAGTAGGGACAACAGTAGGGACAGTAGCAGCAGAGGCAGCTCCGGGTGTATTTGGCACGCAAGGGCTTGGAATAGCATCACAAGCGCTGACAAAGGGGATAAGTGCAGGGGCTACTGAAGCTGCTGCTGGCGGGTTGCGTGGGTTTGCCTCAACACAAGGAGCTAATCTAGCTTCCGGTGCTGGTAGGTTTGGGGCGCAAGAAGCACAAGCATTGATGAGAACAGAAGCACAACAAATAGCACAAAATGCAACGCAAAAGTCATTTCAAGAAGCAGGTAAGATAGCAGCAGACAATGCAAGAAGGCCGATGATTAATCAGTTTGGGCAAATGATAGACCCTGCAAAAATTAGTAGTGTACAAACAGGTATAGGTCAAGCAAGAAGCCTGACAAATGCACAGGCAATGGCTAATCCTGAGTTTAGTCGGGTAGCTTCGCTCCAAGGATTAAAACCCGGATACACAGCGCCTATGGGTCAGCCCCTACCAGCAAGTATTGGCCCTGCAAGCTATGGCGCTCCACCTTCTTCTATCATGCCACCTCCTTCTATTACACCACCTGCTCCACAAAGTTATATGAGCGGTGTAAGCGATGCACTCTCTGCACAAGGAAGAGGGGTTAATAAGCTGTTTGAGCCTGACGGGTTTAGTAAGTTTGCATTAGAAAATAAAACAGCGTTAGCTGGGTTAGGCATAGGGGGTATTGGCATGATGTCATCTGACCAACAAAAACTTAAACCTGCTACAGCGCATGGCGATTACTATAGCTACCCCGGATTTACCCAAGGGTACGATCCTACAGGCGGTGCGTCAGGACAGCAATACTTTAACTATGGTTATGGAACCCCAACAGTAACCCGTTATGCTGAAGGTGGTAGTATAGGTGATGAAGTAAATAATGTTATGTACCCGCAAAGTCAGCTACCCACAGGTACTGTAGGTCAGTATGGTAATAGGTCAGCTGTTCCAGTCCCTCGTGAGGTTGTAGAAGCGCAGGATGCTGTTGTTAACCCATTCACAGGGGCAGAAGGTATGGCTGCTGGTGGTATTGCTACACTAGGTGGATACTCTGATGGTGGTAGATTAACCCAAGGTCCCGGGGATGGTGTATCTGATTCTATCCCTGCATCTATAGGCGGTAAGCAACCAGCTAGATTAGCAGATGGTGAATTTGTAATACCTGCTAGGATAGTGTCAGAGATAGGTAATGGATCAACTAAGGCAGGGGCTAAGAAGCTATATGCTATGATGGACCGTATACAGAAAGCCCGGAGAAAGACTAAGGATATTGCAGCTAATACTCGTGCTGAAAGGTTTATGCCAGCCTAATGTCAATGCAGATTTCACTCGTTCCTGTAGAGCATATAGAAAGTGTATGGCATTCAGTAGAGCGGTATATAGCAGATGCATTATCTTACTACCCCGGCAGATACACGGTGGAAGATATAAAGATAGGTTTACTAACAGAGCCACGACAGTTGTGGCTAGCCTTTGATGGCGTTGTTATATATGGTGTAGTTGGTACACATGTTGTGACATACCCTAGGATGCGTACGTTGTTTATGCATTTTATAGGTGGGGATGAAGGGTTGACATGGAAAGCCCCCATGCTAGTGGTACTGCAGAGGTTTGCTAGAGATAATGACTGCAAGCTATTAGAAGCACAAGGACGTACTGGATGGAAGAAGATATTTGAGAGTGATGGGCTAAAGACACGTTCCATCTGTTTTGATATTCCTGTGGAGTGATTATGACATACACTAATTTTGAGTTTAATAACGGTCCTGATGCGCGGGGGTTTCAGTTAGAAGGTGGGAGGATGCGCCTTTATATGGGTGGTAGCGCACAAGCACCTGGACCTACTAATACATCTTCATCACAGACTACGATTCCTGAGTACGCTAGACCGTACATGGAGCGACTGCTTGGTCAGACTGAAACACTGACTGACATAAACAAAAACCCTTATAAGATGTACAAAGAAGGGGACCCTAATGCTAGAGTAGCTGGGTTTGATCCTATGCAGACACAAGCATTTAGTAATATTAGTGGTATGACACCTTCATCCCAGCTAGGCGCGGGGACGGGTATGGCTACTGCTGGTGGTATGGGGTCATTATCTGCTGGGCAGAACTATCAAAACATGGCTACTGACCCTAATTCAATGGCTGCATACATGAACCCCTACATGAAGAATGTAGTTCAGTTCCAGCAAGATCAGAATGCTAGAAACTACGGTATTCAACTGCAAGCACAGCAAGCACAAGCTGTAGGACAACGCGCATTTGGTGGAAACAGGCAGGCGCTAGCTCAGTCAGAAGGCACTAGGAATCTTGGATTTACCCAAGCACAGACAGCCGCACAAGGTTCACAGGCTGCTTATGATGCTGCTCGTCAGGCGCAACAGTTTGGCACTACTGCAGGTCTGCAAGGAAGTCAGCAAGCCATTGGTGCAGCTAATACCTTAGGGCAGTTAGGGCAGACACAGTATGGGCAGCAGATGGGGATCAACCAAGCCATGCAAACTGCAGGTACTACGAAAGCAGCTAGAGAACAAGAGCTGAAAAACATTGGGTATGAAAACTACCAAAATCAGCAAAACTACCCCTATAAGCAGATCGGGTTTATGTCTGACTTACTGCATGGTGGTCCTTTATCCCAGACAGCAACTACTGAGTATGGCGCAGCACCAAGCCTGACAAGCCAAGCAGCCGGTTTAGGGTTGGCGGGTTTAGGTATATCACAAGCGCTTGGTAAATCCTAGGAGCAATTATGCAATCGTCGATGACACCTATTAGTACCCCTTCTCCCGAGGCAATGTACAAGAAGTACACTGATCTTAGTACGCTTCATGATCCACGTGTAGATGCAGTGCTGAAGAGGGCAGCAATGGGGGGTGATCCTAACTACCCGCAGGTATACGCTATCATGGCTATACAAGCTCGGACTGCTGCTAAAGGTCAGGCACAACAAATGCAAGGTGCACAAAGTGCGCAAGGTCCACAGCCTACAGTAGCTCAGAATGTCATAGCCCAAGCAGCCCCAGTAGAACAAAGAATGACGCAAGGAATGGGGTCTTTGCCTGTAGATGAAAGTACTTTCCATGCTGCTGGTGGTGGTATGGTGTCGTTTGCTCACGGCGGTAATACATCTAGTCGGGGTGATATGTATCAGTCCCCAGAACACAAAAAGTTAGTAAAGAAAGCTGCCGAAGCAAAAGCAAGAGCATTAGCTGAGTTTGGTGCATCACAAACTGGGTATAACTTCCCTAGCGAATATGTTTCTCCAGCGGGGGATGGAGTATCTTCACCTGAAATGAATGCTATGATTGATGCTAGTAGAAGGCAAACCCCCCAAGCACCTGCTGCGTTTTCTCCAGAGCAGATGCAAGCATTGGGTCAATCACAAGGGGCTCCAGAGCAGCAGGCAGATAATACAGAGGCAGTCGCCCGTACAAGGTCTATGTATAATGTAGCACCACCAGCATCCCCGGGTGTCGAGCGTGTTGCAGACCCTAGATGGAAGGGGATAGAGGGTGCTAGAGCAGGATTAGATGCATTAAATAAACAGCCGGAAGGGGCTAAAGCTGCAAGTGCAAAAGCCTCGTCTGATGAAGCTCCTGACGCTAGCACCAGCGGTAAGAAACCAGCTATAACAATGGCTAAGTACAACAAGTTAGCTGCTGAAGGAGTAGAGAACCGAAAGAAACCCGCACCAGAAACCAAAAAAGACATCAAAAAAGATGACAAAAAAGGTGCTGATAAAGGCATCACTGCGCTGAAAACAAACGTTCCACAAGCAGAGAAAGATATAGCTGCTGAAACTGCAGCCCGTTACCATAAGATGGTAGGTGAAGATCCTGATGCTGTTGATAGAAAGGCACGGATGGAAGCACTAGGGTTAAGCAATGCAGAAGCAAAACGCAAAGCCCCTTGGATGGCACTAGCTAATGCAGGGTTTGGTATGATGGCTGGCCCATCGCAGTACGCAATGCAGAACATAGGTGCAGGTGCTCAACAAGGTCTTGCCTCCCTAACAGAACAACAGAAAGATATGGTTAGAGCCCAAGAACGCCACGCTGCAATGCAAGATGCTATTGGTGAAAGAGACTACGCTAGACGGGCTAAGGGTGCTGAGTTGGGTATGACTACAGAAGCGGCATCTAAGAAAGCAACACAGGATGAATCGCAGTTTGCTAGAGATATAGCAAGCCGTGAGAAAGTTGCAGGTATAACTGCTGCAGGTATGCAAAGTAGAATAGGTGCGCAGGAAACAGGAATTATGCTGCGTGGCCTAGATAAAGCACTTGTTGCGGCAAATAATGAACTGATGCTTGCTACTACCAAGAAAGAAAAAGATGCAATTAAGGCTCGTATAGCAAGTCTAACTACTCAGATGAATCAGTACTTAGGTATGGGTGATATGCAGGCGGGTGCACCTGTAGGTGGTTCGCTTGTAGCCGACAAATCGGGAATGATGAATTACACCCCTGCAAGTTAATCTAAGGAGTACGCATGCCTATTGTCAACATCAAGGGGATTGGGCAGGTACGATTTCCCGATACAATGTCCCAGCAAGCAATCATTGGGGCTATAGAAAATGACATCATCCCGCAACATGAAGCCCGTATTAAACCCGCTGAGTCTATGCGAGAGTCACTTGTTGGCGGGGCAAAGCGCGGGTTATCCTCTATCCGTACTGCAATATCAGCTCCTTTTGACGGTGGGCAAGAAGCAGGGTTGGCTGGACTCGAAAGACAAAAAGAAATAGAAGAGAAGCCCGGTGCTAGCCTAGACTACCTAAAGTATATACACGAAACCCAAGGTCCTTTAGCCGCAGCAAAAGAACTAGCCGCACAAACCCCTAGAGCAATTGCTGAACAGGTGCCAAACCTAGCCGCTATGGGTGCTGGTGCTAAAGCAGGTGCTATGGCAGGTGCTAGACTACCACTACCCTTACAAGGCAGAGCTATTGCTGGGTTACTTGGTGGTGCTGCAGGTGCATTCGGTACATCATTTGGCCCACAAGCCGGTGCTAACATTGAGCGTCAAGCCCAAGAAGGCAAGCAAGTAGACCTAGCGTCTGCATATGGCACAGCAGTACCACAGGCGGGTATTGATGTAGCTACAGCGGCTCTTGCTTTGGGTAAGGGCTTTGGAAAGATGCTGGGTATTGACTCCCGTCTACTTGGTACACCACAAGCAGAAGCACTAGCTGTACAGAAGCTAGCACAAGAATCAAAGAAGATGGCATTTGCTAAGGGTACTGCTAAGATGGCTACGCTAGAAGTCCCCGGCGAAGTTATACAGCAAGCACTAGAACGCTACCAAGCAGGTCTACCCCTTACTACCCCTGATGCTATTAAAGAGTACACGGATACTGCATACCAGACTGCACTGATGGGTCCTGTTGGTGGTGCTAGTAGGTTGGCAGAACGCAGTTCAGCTATTAGCAAGCAAGAAGAAAAGGACTTTGCTGAAGCCGAGGAAGCCGCACGGATAGAAGCAGCTAAAGCTAAGGCAGCAGACGAGATAGAAAGAGCTAAGAGTTACGAGGATCAAACTAAGGCTGACATGGCTGGCTTTGGGGCTGCTAAGAATGAGATGGCAGAGCAAGATACTAAGGCCAAGCAAGTTGAAATGTTGCTACAAACAGATCAAGGAACCCAGCACCTGAAGGATAACATCGCATTCTACCTCCCCGGAAAGACGATAAAGGATGTAGTAGCGATGAAGAAGCAGATGACCGATCAGGCAACTGGGGTAGGTGTACAGGAAGAGATGTTTGCTGGACCTAGAGGTCAACTACCTACGCAAGAAGAGGAAGTACCAGATGTATCAACCGAAGGTCAAGGAGAGCTATTTACTGAAAAAGGTAAACCCGCTGTAGGAGCTATGCAGGTTGATCCGCTGGTTATTAATGAGGACATGCTTGATACATTTGGCATAGCAGGCAAGAAGGTAAGAGCTGACCTGACTAAGTATGGTGATCTAACTGACCCAGAGAATGTAGCAGAAGCTAAGAGCATACTAGAGGGCTACGCCGGAAAAGGTAATATAGAGGGGGCAATTGCTCACCTAGATGCAGTTGATGCTGAACATAAGAAGCTGCAAGCACAGCAAGAGCAAGCACAGCAGGATGACCAACAAGCTACTGACACCAGATCAAAACAACTGCAAGGGCAGGGGAAACCAACGCAAGAAGCCTTCCAGCAAAAGGCTGAACAGGTACGTCAGAAGATACAAGACTTTACTGATGCTGAGAAGCGCCAGCCCACGCAAGAAGAAATAGATGATATGTATGCGGAGCATGAAGCGGAGTACGGTAAGCCGGAGGTTATAAATGAATCTGAGGGACAACAAACCGCTACTAAGGATCAACGCAAACTTAGTTCTAACAAACCACGAGCTGTCAAGCGCGTGGAAAAGCCTGTACTTCCAACGGCAACCACGCCTAAAAAAGTTGTTGTGCCTAACAAAAAGGCAGTGGGTGTTCCTCGCGGAGCTACTAACGTCAGAGCTACAGGAGCTGTCCCAAGCACAGGAAAAAAACCAAGTGCATTAAAAGAAGCACCCGCTACCCCAGCTACTAAAGTACCTCAAGGAGCAGCGGGTAAGATATGGAATGCTGAATCAGGTGGTGTAGCGTTTGACTCGCTTGAAAAGGATACGCAGCAATTAGTAAAAGAAGCACACGCCGATGGTTATCTAAGCGCAAATGAGATCACCCGACTGAAAAACTTTGATAGAAACACTAAAATAGCTAACAAGCACAAAGCAATAAAGTTTGAGGGAGAAGCTGAGGACTTAGCAGGGGATGTGTTTGGTGTTAAGAAACCTGCCACAAGAACAAACAAGAAAAAGCCTGAGTCCCAAAAACCCGGGAAGGTAACTATTACTAAACCAGAACCCGAACCCGAACCTCAATCATCACAGGAAGGGGATACAACAAAGAAGGAAGAAGCAACTACTACCGATGAAATAAATAAACAGGTCAGTACGCTATTCACACCACAACAGCTTAAGGATAACCCCCCTGTTGTTGTAAACACCCATGCAGAACTACCAGCGCATCTACAAGAAGCTGCTAAGAAGTCTAACTCTAAGGCATTTGTGCATGAAGGTAAGGCATACTTTATAGCTAGTGCAATGCGTAAGGGTGCTGAACGTGGGACTATCCTGCATGAGATAGGTGCACACTTAGGGCTTGAGAAGCTAATAGGTAGAGACAGAGTTGCAAAACTAGCCAATCAGATAACTGCATGGGCAGCACAAGTTCCCGTAGGTAAAGCCAAAGCTACCAACGAGCATCTGATTGCTAAAGAAGCTATAGAGAAAGCAGATCTGTCAGGGGAGAAGGGCGACAGGTACAACCAAGAAGTAATTGCGTACTTTACTGAGATTGCTGTTAACAAGTACAAGATTGATCCCCTCAAAGGTCAGCCTAAGGAACACGGTAAGGTTGCTGGGTGGTTGAAAGAGCTATGGGCTGGGATCGTAGCTACACTGTCTAAACTTCATATGTCCCCAAGCAAGTTGAAGTCTGCTGATATTGTAGACCTAGTGTATGGTGCTGCACGTATATCAAACACAGGGGTAAAGCAATCACAAGCAACTAGCACCCCGGAAGCTATCCTAAACTCCGTAGGGGAGTCACTAAACAGCATGCCATCTTCTTCACCTAAGCTAATGGAAGATGCTCGTGATGCGCTCTCTACCGTACCTAGCACTGTGCGTAAAGCTGCTTTACGGTTCTACAGCATACCTAATATGATTGCGCAATACGGAGGCATACTCCCTTCACTAAAGAAGTTACTGCACACCATAGAGCAGAGGGCTAATGACTCAGACCATAGACGGTCGATAGTAGATAAGCTAACTCACAAGGGTGTATCTCTGCTGAAGAAGTACCCTAAACAGATAGTACGTAAGTTTAATAAGGTAGCATTCGAGCTATCAATCGCAAACATTGATCCAACTAAAGATGAGAACAAGGATCATGAGCTAGTTAAGATATACCAATCCCTGCCTAAGCCTTTGCAAGACCTAGGTAATGAGTATGCTGCCGAGTACAAGAAGCACTTTGATGAGTACATAAGCATCCTGACCGAGATGGCTCCAGAAAAGATGGGTAGAGAGTATCTCTCAAAGGTAGAGGCAATGCGTAATGACTTTGAGTCTAAGAGCCTAGCTTGGTATCACCCATTACGTCGCCAAGGGGATTACTGGTTAACTTACACAGACAAAGATGGTGAGTCAGTAACTATATCCCGTGACAGCCCTAGAGCCATAGAAAGAGAGATGAAGCTAGCACGTATCAAGGGTGCTACTGGGCTTAAGCAGTTTGCTAGGTTATCCCAAATTGAGTATGACAGTAAGGCACCTCCTTCCGGTTTCATTGCTGACGTTCTTGCACAGATGCAGCGTGATGGAGTTAAAAAGGAAGTAATAAACAACACATACCAGATGTATCTGTCACTACTGCCATCCCAGTCACTACGTCAGCAAATGCAAGCGCGTACTGGTGAGCAGGGTTATATCGAGGATGTAGTTCAAGGGTTTGCTGATGTAGGTAGCAAGATGGCCCATCAGTTATCCGCAATGAAGTACCGTCCTGACCTAGACAACGCATATGCTGGCATCAACCGAGAAGCTGCTGAAGATGCTTCTACTGAGATTAAGGATGTGTATGAAGCTCTGATGACTGGTAAGTCGTTTGTAGAGAACCCAGTAGCTAACACAGTACCTTCCCGTCTTAGCTGGCTTAGTTACTTCTGGCATATCGCAGGTAATGCATCTTCTGCATTTGTTAACTTGACGCAGTTGCCTGTAATCGTACTACCTATGTTGTCTGGTAAGTATGGTCTTGGTGCAACCACAGCGGCATTTAACAGAGCCTTCAAGATGTACGCTAACGGCAAGTTCGATGACAACCGGGAGTTTATGCCTGACTTTACCTTCGGTAAGAACCCCAAGATAAGCCAAGAGTATAAGGATCTGTATGAAGCTGCCTTGGATCACTCCACAATCCGTCGTGGTGTAGGATATGAGCTAACTGAACTACGTCGTACATCAGCAGAGGACTACACAGGCATGCGGTCTAAGGTAGAGACTGGGTTAGGTTGGTTATTCCAGAACTCAGAGCGTATGAACCGTGAGATCACCCTTATAGCTGCATATGACTTGGCTAGAGCTAAGATGTCCCCCGCAGATGCTAGGGCGTTTGCTATTAATACTACGGTAGATGCACACAGCCATGCCTTACCTGAAGCTGGCCCACAACTATTCCAGAACAACATTGGTAAGGTTGCCTTTACGTTCAAACGCTTTGCCCAAGCACAGATAGCACTAATGGCTAAGTTGTTTTATAACACCTTCAAGGGCGAGACTAAGGAAGTCAGGGATCTAGCACTCAAGCAGATGTTAGGTATATATGGTACGACCTACGCATTTGCAGGGGTGCAGGGGATGCCGTTGTATGGCGCTGCTTCCTTACTGGCTTCTACAGCACAGGCTATGTTTGGTGATGACGAAGAACCGCTTGATCCTGATGAACAAGTTAAACTTGCTGTGGGCGACCTACACTTCAAGGGGCCTGTAAACCAACTACTAGGTCTGGACATAGCCTCGAGGACTGGGTTCAACGGGTTGGTATGGCGTGAGGATGAACGACGGTTAGCAGAGGTTGGAGGGGCTGCATACTTTATGGAGCACTTCTTTGGTCCTTCTTACTCGACTCTGTTTGTCAACCCACAGAGAGCACTTGAGCTATTCAACCAAGGGCATACAGACCGTGCACTGGAGACACTATCCCCATCGTTCGTACGGAATCCGCTGAAGGCATACCGCTTTGCTAATGAAGGTGCACTAAACCGTAAGGGAGCTAAGATTGTAGATGATGTAGATGGCCTGCAGGTGTTCAACCAGATACTAGGGTTCACTGATGCAGAGTTGTCTGAGGCTTATGCTAGGGCTGGCGTTAGGAAGAAGGTAGAGCAGCATATGCTTACCCGTAGGCAATCCCTGCTGGATGCATTCTACCTAGCTAACACCAACGGCGATGATGAGATGAAAGATAAGATCCGTGAAAACATAGCATCGTTCAACAAGGCATTTCCTGTGAAGCCGATAACCGGAGAGACATTAATACAGTCACATAAAACTAGAGTTAATAATTTGATTAATAGTGTGGATGGTGTGTATATACCCCCTAAGCTACGGGCTACGCTACTGAAGTACAGGAACCACGAGGATGATGAGGATGAAGAAGATTAAAACCAGCTGTAAAAAAGACCCCGGCCTAGACCGGGGTTAAGACTTCTGGAGAACAACAACCTAATTATATCATGCGACTACCGCAGCATCATCCATCTCTAATGCCTTAGCATCAAACTCAAGGCACTTGATCCCCCCAGCTACGACCCCTGTACCTGTAGTGAGGCGCATATTTCCACTTTTTACCGCTAGTATTTTTAGACCTTCATAGGATAGCTGCTTCTCAACACAGTATTTCTTTAGGTCGCTAATCACAACAAGCAAGCGTTTTGTATCGGGTTCGTACCGAGCAACAATCCTATTTATGTTCCTGTTGCTCTGGGGTGATAGTAAGCCATTTACATCCCTCAACCCGTTTATAACTAACACATTGCCGTGGTTAGATGCTAAGAACTCTCCAAGCAACTCTCCATGCGTACTGCTCTCGCTCTTAACTGCTGTCCGGCTATCAGCTATAAACTTCATTAAGTACGTAATCATAGTAGGCATATCGAAGTCATGTAGTCCTAGCTTGTGTGCTATCCGCCACATAGTCAGTGTTTGAGCTATAGTAGACGACCAGATACGCTCCTTGCTAGTAAACTTAAATTGCTTATCTAACTGCTTCTGGGTGGCAGTAATCAATGCTGGAATATCATCTATATGCTCTGCCAACCATGCCGCTAGTATATGACCTGCCATACCATAGTTCTTAGGTAATGTATTAAACACATCATCGGCCTTATCTTTGTCTATTACAGGCGACCCCCGCATATTAAATTCCATCAGGCGCATACGCTCTGCTTCGGGTGCTGCCTTGGTAGATGAAATACGATCTAATATGGAAGCATTAGCAGACACAAGCATATTGAGTGCCCATGCAGTGTTGTTCTCACGTTCGGCATTGATATGTCCATACATCCTAGCATTACCACGTCCATTGGATAGTAGATAGGCAATATCACTACATTGCTTAGAGGTCTTGGCTGTAAACTCATCAACGCTTATACCCATACTGCGGTACACCCCCATGCGGTGCGCTATGGTTTTCTCTGTATCTTTAGGCATGGTCATTAGATCTGCTGGGTGGCCCCAGATACTATTACATACACGTTGTAGTGCAGTCTTGCCTAACCCTGACTCATCACTATTCATAGAGATCAGCATCCCAAAATTACTTGAGAATCTAACAAGGGGCGAACTCATCATAGCCAGTATGATGAACTGATGCGGCTCAAAACCCGGGGCGTTGTAGAAGTCGATTATCTTACGCCATTCCGCTATGCTCCCCTCTATTGTGAATTTAGATTGGTAAGATGCAGTAGCGGTTGATGGGGGGCAGTGGCGTATACCTGACTTGGTATATTCTCTGTTACCCACGATGAATGCCCCATCCTCTTGCCAACCCATCTGTACTCGTGATGTTTCTTCTTTAGTCACTCTTTGCATCTCCCTAGCTGATGTTATTAAGTACGAACCAATTAATGTCATTGCCTTATCTTCTGCGGCTACACCTTGTTTTGCCAATGACTTGCGTAGCTCATCCCTAGAACCCACTGACCCTAGTGGTATGTTGAAGCTCCTTATCCCATCCATAGGAAGATGTAACCTACACGCTAATACTTGCCCTGCTTCTGGGTCAAACAACCTACTGTGGATGTACAAGTCATTCTCATATATAAGCACGTTGTCATACGTACCGTCATCATCAACCTTCATCCGCTTGTATATACCCCCATTCGTCCCCCTGAGATACGGACTAGGTGGTACGGGTATGGTGGCGATCTTCTGCGCTGCATTAAATTTATCAAGCGCGATCTGTGTTGCCTGTAGATTGACCTGTACGTAGTCCTCATTTGTCAGTATGTCCTGTATGGGGGTTACAGTAGGTGACTCAGGTAGCTTAATTACATGCTCAACTATCTTAGGCGCGTCAGGCGGTGTTGTATCAACCTGAACAGGTTCACTGATAGCATCTATCTCATGCCCTAGTACTACGGGACTCTTGATCTTACCCCAATGAGCGCATGCAGTACATACCCCAGAACGCTCAGTGTTAAATCTAGCACAGGTATAGGGTTGCCCCTTGCCTGTTGTTCTATCTCTAGTCTTGCTAGCCTTTGTAAGGGCTTCATCGCTATCATACGCAGGGTGCTCTCTGGATATGTAGTCTATGGCCTGCACCCTATCTGTACAGCACTCGGCTATGGATAATAACCCTCTCCACATAGGCTCAGATACATCTGCTTGGTTCTGGATGCCATGCAAGATCTGGTCACACCCTGTGCCTGCTACGCACTTAGTAACTATCTTACCGAATGATGTGGTGCTGTTGCTTAGTAGGGCCTTGGTGGTGGCACTGAGTTCTTTCTTAGCTACAGGAGGTACAAGCACTAATGCGGGTGTTTCAGGCTGCTTACAGGCAAAATCAAGGAGTGTCTTAAAGGCCCCTAGCGACATGGGCTTACCAACTAGCACAGACTCTACTTGTACAGGGGGGTTAGACCGATAGTTAAATGTATTAGGGATGCGTAGTACCCGTGCACTATCTGCCGTACAAGCTGGGTCAATACGTAGTGCCCCGTCCCCTTTAGTCAAGCATAGGGTCTTTAGCTTATTGGCTACGGGTTGCCATACATCTTTAGTAATAGACTCATCAAGGGTCCAGTACACATGCCACCCAAACCCAGAGTTAACTATAGAGGGCCTAGGGAACGAGTGATACTTACAGAACTCCCCAATAGCATCAAGACCTTCATCTGGACTAGCATAGTCCATCGTCGGGTTCTTATCCTTGCAGTCTACATCTAACCAAAATGACTTCAGTGCCAATACGTTATCCTGCGTTCTAGCTCCCGGCTCTCGAAACGAAGCCATCGCATAGTACGCATTGGTCCCATCAATAGTAGATGCAGCTATACCCGCAGCAACCATCTCCTCACGGGATTCAAAAAAGACCTGTACGGGCCGGCCCTTCTTGATTGTGGTGAGGCAACAAAACCCCGTAGAAGGTACGACACCTTCAATAAGTGCGTCCATGTAAGATCCTGTATTACTTAAATAAGTTTAGCTGGGGGGTATTATCTAATTCGCAGGAGCCGGCTTTTGCGATTCGGCTACTTGCTTCTTGTAGTAAGGGGATCAGATCCATCAACCCTGTAGTCCACATACTGCTGTCTATGATACCTACTAATTCGCTATCACTAAAGTGATTATATTTGGTGTGCATTTTATTCTCCATTTATGCACCCGTGACGCTCGTCACGGGTGTTGATCCTACATCAGTCACCCCATGCAGCAAGGGAGTTCTTAATCTTAGATGCACGATCTTCAGGGGCGGCTTTAGTGACTACCACTGGCTCACTGTCATCCTCAACCACTGCCTTCTTAGCCTTCTTAGCTACTGGTGCTACTATTACTTCATCATCTTCCTCAACTACTTCTACTACGTCTGTTACCTCCGACACACCAATAGCTGGAAGTTTAGTAGCCTTCTCACCAACTGCAAACAGGGCTGCAGGGGTACTACCTTGACGGGCTACGATACGTGCTTCATCGGCAGTTAGGTGTCTGACCGGAGAGAACTGCAGCTTAGGTACGGAGGAGTCCTCGTCAAAGCTCATTCTAGTAACCATATCATGCACGTCTAGGTTATTAGCTGCCAGTAAGGTTGCGTACCCCATCAGTGCTTTACTCTTGGTGCCATTATCACTAAAGATTGACATGGCAGGGAGAACCAACTGATATACATCGCCTTCTAAGTCCCCACCCAATGCAATAGCGATCTTACGTTTGTAGGCGCAAGCACGGGTTCCGTTCGGGCCTGATCCCTTGACGTTGCGTAGGCAAGATGCACATGTATCTGCTTGTGGCTCTGTAGAACGGGCATCTGGGGTAACACCATTCTCAGACGTGCAGTTAGGTGGGCTTGCGGGTTGACCTTGTTTAAATGGCTTTGATGGGTCGAAATGCACACGGCTGTTACTTAGTGCAGCGCGAACAATAACTACATCCATAGATCCAGACTTATTCTTCTGTACTTCTTTACCATCAACAACCAGAACAAAGTCCTTACCATGCAGTCGGATGTTCTTTATGGGATTCTGCGAAGCACCTTGTATTAATGACCGTGTGGTTGCGCTGAGTTCTTTCTTCTTCAGGTTTGCAGGGATGGTGCTAAAGTCAAATGGGGTTAGTTCTGTGCTCATGTCATGCTCCTATTATCATTAATGAAACGCTCTAAATCGCTTTGTAGATACATTGCCCTGTTACCTATCATTACCCGTGCAGGGCCACGGTGCTCTTTATACAGCAGATACATCATGCTTTTACTCACCCTTAGATACTTTGCTGCTTCTACTAGTGTCAGCAGGGGGTCGTTGTTCACTATCATGCTTCCTCCTTCTTTCGCGGTTTATGTACCGATATTGCATACTCCCGCATCAAACTAACTCCCGGGGGATGGTCATCCTTATGCTCTCTCATCCATTCCTTCATGTTCGTCTGGTGGATACGGCGTTCTAGTAAATCAACCGCACCATTCTCCAGCACAAAACGATGTAGGGGGTCCCAATCACTTGCCCAGTACCGTTCCTTTATAACCCTAGATACTGTTCCGTAATCAGTAGCGAATGAGTTTACATTCTGCTCCCTGCATATCTCCATCAGCTCATCATCAATTACCGCCATCTCAGTGTTAATGGCCTTGATCTGAACTTCTAGGGAAGCTATCTTCTCACGCATCTTTTGGCGGACATGTACTAATCGACCTGCGCTAAACGACATCGTATTTCTCCTTATCATTAGACTACGTTATGTAGTGTACGCGAGAGTAGTACAGATGTCAACTGTTTATTATATCGTTGTATAACGCTATTAGATGTTCATGTTCGTCGATTTTCTTGTTCAAGGATGCGTATATCTTAGACTCAGCAGGGCTACCCTGAATCATGTATACAGTTACCTTGTTGTGTTGCCCCTTACGATGAGCACGTGAGTTAGCTTGTATGAATGTCTCTACGCTAGTGGTAGGGCCAAACCAAACTACCGTGTCTGCTGCAGTTAACGTGATGCCATGCGCTGCTGCCTGTGGCTGGATAATGATTACTCGCAGCATAGGGTCATTCTGGAACTTCTCAATAATGGCACTGCGCTTAGACAGGGATACTGCCCCATTAATAACAGCGCATGTATGCTTCTTGCGGGTAAGGAACTCCTCTATCATTTCGATGGTATGAGTGAATGGCGCAAACACAATGACCTTATGCAAGCACTCATCAATGATAGCCTCTAACTCATTCATCCGGCTAGACACGTCGAAGTGAACCGTATTACCCTCGTCTGAGTAAACCGATCCACAGCTGATCTGAAGTAATTTAGTAAGTTTAGCCGCTGCATTAACCGCGCTGATCTCCTCCCCTGCCGCCTCTATAAGCATCTGCTTCTTCAGCTTGTCGTAATATTTCTTCTGCTGCGATGTTAGGGGTACTTCTCGCAACTCATACATCATGTCGGGTAGGTCTAGGCACTCCTGCTTGGTAAACCGTATCGCTGGCTGCAGTACCTTAAACACCAGATCCTTAGCGTTAGACTTAGGCATCCACTTAAACATAGACATCTTCTGCATGACAGCAGCCTTCCACGCACCAAAGAAGGCGGGTACCTTCGTAGGATTTACTAACTTGGCAAGGCCGTATGCATCTTCAGGAGACTGCGCCGCTGGTGTACCCGTCATCATTATCAACCGTGTCTCAGGCTTGACTAGCTTCTTGAATGTCCTCCAACGCCGTGTCTGTACGTTCTTTAGGTGGTTGGCCTCATCCACGATAATCATATCGAAGTTACTAGCTACTAGCTCATCCAACACAATCTCTACACCATCAAAGTTTATGATGACGTACTCATAGTCCCCAGTAATTATCTCCCGTCTGGTCTTGACTGACCCATGCGCTACCCCTACCCGCCTATGGGGTACTACGTTAAACAAGTCTCTACGCCATGCAGCATGCACAATAGACAACGGACAGACAATAAGGACACGCTTCACAAGCCCCAGACTCATTAGGTAGTCTGATGCCCATGCAGCACTTGCCGTCTTGCCTACCCCTGCCTCATTGAACACAAAACACTTTTGGTTGTTGACGATGAATGATGCGGTGTCCTTCTGATGACTCATAGGGGTGAACGCCCCGGGCCACTTGTAGTCCTTCTTGATGGTAGAAGGTACGTTCTTAAGCCCTAGCCTAGTAAGGATGTCCACGTTCTCACGATTCCACCTGACCATGAGTTCATGTACACCCTCGCCAACATCACCTATATAGATGCAGTCATTTAGTACTGATGTGTATCTTTCCGGGTTACGAACCCGCACTAATATTCCGCGTCCTCCTACTACTTCCATTACTTTTTCCCTTTAGTCTCGCCTTTGTGATGCAGGTTCTTCTTCTCGTTTGCATTGGTTGGGATCAATTTGAGGTTGCTCATCTTGGAAGCACCCCCTTTCTCTACCGGCTTTATATGATCTATCTGCATTCCATCGGGCCTAGCAATCCCTGCCTTGTCATACATTGCTCTGGCTTTGGCTCGAACCTTCTGCTTCTTATCCTCACCGTTGGCCTTCTGGTACTCCCACTCGCGCTTCCATTCTGGATCACCCTTAGGTAAGTTTGGTTTACGTGGCATGACTATATCCTCTCTATGTTATGTGGGCAGGTCTTTACGGGGCACCAGCCACACAGGGGGGTAGGTATTTCATTAAACACTCCATTTGCAACTGCTGCTTCAATCTTTGCTGTCTCGCTAATCCAGTGCACCCACCGTTCTCTTTCTTCCTCTCTCTTGTATGTCTCTGACACAACCTTATCGTACAACAGGAATAACAGGGATGCGCCAATAGTCTCGATTTCTTTATGGTGGCTGAACAGCATCAAGGCCATAAGCTCTAGCTGCTTGGGGTCGGGGTATGATGCCTTCCCCGTCTTATAGTCCCCCACATATGCCTTCGTACCATTAAGTACAGTAATATCAGCAACACCGCGCATGAACACATCGGAGGCAAAGAATTCACATGGCTCTAGGGAATCATTCAAAGCCATCCGACACTCAGTTATCTTAGTTCCCGGTAGTGCATTTATTGTATCTACTACATAATCAAACCTACTATGGGGGCCAAGAGGAACACCGCTTTTTACACCATCCTCCAGTGCCTTATGCACTTCCTCCCCATACCGGATCTGTTCTGACTTAGGACTAGGCCACTTCTTAAGTATCCTGCACTCATAATACTTCCTTGGACACTGCTGGAACTCCTTGATCGCCGAGTAGCTGTAAGCCATATATTTCCTTTACGAAAGTAATCCCGGCTATTGTACTCCTATTTAGCATCGCCGTATCGTTTACCTGCACCTACTTCGCAGTCTAGGGGCAAGCCTGCTGCCCACTTAGGTGGCTTACGCATTACCTTCTTGATAAACTTCTTAGCATCCTCTACTGACTCATCGAGTACAGGGCATATAATTTCATCGTGTACTAACCCTGCGATGAGATACTTAGCATCTATATCCACAGCATTAGCTGCCATGATGTCCCTAGATAAACTCTGTACAATACGTTGGTACACCTTTGCGCCGTAAACTCTATCCTCTGTGTTCTTAGATCCACGCTTTACTTTGTACGTCCAATCATAACCGTAACCCTTGTCTCCATCCTTACGGGCCAGCTCTGGGTAGGATAGTATTAACCCGTTAGGTTTCTCAATCCCCTTTACACCTCTTACCGGCAGTAGTTTGTATGCTGTATGCTCCTTATCAGCGAGTATCCAATCCAGTATGTCAGAGCCAACCTGCCATGCGCCTACTACATTAATGTTTGTAGTTCTATACAGGTCCTTCAACCGTTCTGCTTCTTCTAGGGTAACTATGATTCTACCCTTGCTCTGAATACGTATCGTGTCCTGTAACTTGGGTGCACCTGTGCCATAGATCAATGACAAGCAGCACACCTTAGCTATGAATCGCTCCTCACTATCTTTAGCGATCTTGTCATAGGGGATGTTAAACGCTTCAGCAGCAAACATGCGGTACAGATCTATCCCATCCTTTAGCTGCTTAACGGCATCATCCTGACCTGCTAGCCACATACCCACACGCAGTTCGATATTACTCAAGTCGGCAACTACTAGCGTATGGCCTTCTGCTGCCATGAGTGCCTTGCGTAGGGTTGATCCCCTAGGTAGGTTCTGTGGGTTAGTGTCAAAGCCTGACCACCGATGAGTTACCTTAGCCCCTGAGTAGAGCAGTGAGAATGGGTACGCACCACGCTCAGATATACCTATAAACGAATCAGTACGTGTTTCAGTTATGGTTGACCTACTATCCAGCCGGGTAGCCACAAGCGTTGCGACGATAGGATCTTCGCTGTCACCTAGTGATGTGAGTGCTTCATCTGTCTTAGCAAATGCCCATGCCTGCTTGCCTGTCTTAGGGCTAGTCTTTGTAGGGGGATCTATGCCACGGGTCCGCAACAGCTCTGCAAACTTGTCGTTGCTCATCAGCAGCTTCTTAAGCGATTCCTCACTCTTAACACCAATCAGGTTCATCAGCATCAGCAGTGCACTACGTCTGTCGGCCCGTATATTAATCAGGTCATCTTCCAGCAGGGGGCGGTCTACCTCGATAATAGGTTCTGCAAACATACGTATGGTCATGTCTACTACCTTCAGTTCGCCCTTAGGGAATACAGGCAGCATCTTGTGGAAGATGTTATAGCACAGCTCCGTGTCGTGGATGCAATACTCCCCATACACCTCTAGTTCTTCCGTCGTAAAGTCAGCTAGGTGTTTGCCCTTCGCCATAATGACTGCATCACCCTTGTCTGCTTCTTCGTACTTCTTAGCGAGGTTAGCTAGTGATGATGACTCCGATACACCATGCAGGGCATTAGCCATACTCATAGTATCTAGGTAGCCCACGGGGGTGATGCCATAACGCCAGTTTAATATAGCTCCATCAAAGGCTGTGTTCTGGGCTAGCAGTAGGTGATCTCCCCACGGTAGTGAGGCTAGGTGCTTCTTAACCTTATTGCCTGTTACCCATACTATAGGGCCATCATCTACCTTAGTAGCCACCCCTATAACCTCAAACTCTTTCCCTCTGATGTATTCCTCTGTGGTGAGTTTAGATAGGCTGTACTCGGTCGAGTAGTATGTTTCAAAATCTAGTGTTATCAGTTTCATTTTTATCCTTAAGCAATCCAGAACATACGTTCACCTACCCTTATCCCTATCTCATCTAACCCATTATTTGTTTCTTCTGGTGTCCACATAAGCATCTTCATCTTATCGCCTATCTCTTTGGGGAGTGTTTCGTCTGTGTACTTGATGCTGTCTATCCTCGATATGGCGGTATCACTAGGTATGTCATCTACATCTATAGTCCCGTCATTATTTCTTGTTACTAGGTACTTGAACAACATGCCTGTTTTCTCCTCTGTTTTCTTTTTCTTGTTAATCTTCTCTTCCGTATACGCCTTACCAAACAAACTTGTTAACTCTGTGCTCATTTCTCTAAGTAACTGCTCCCGTGGTATCGCCATGCCTGTCTCCTCTATACTCCATGCATATATTCATATAGTGTGGTTACTTCTCGCCCTTCGTCTATCGCTGCCATAAGGCTATCTAGCCCTGCTTCCCATGCATCTTGCATCTCCATACGGCTACGGATGCGGGTCTTAGCATAAGTCCTTTGACTGTTGGCTTTCAGTAGGGCTGCGATACGGGTTCTGTTACTGCGTGTGATGTCCAGATATTCTGTCATTAGGGCACGTCGCTGACTCTCTCGTGCTGCCTGCTCTTGCTGCCCCTTAATAACATCGGCTAGTAATACGATCTTTTTCTTTATGGCTTGCCTAGTATTTATTACCTTCTTCCTACACTTAGGGCAGTTAGGATGTATCCCACCACCTTTCTTTCTGTACAACACACGTGGGTATAATCCCTTACATGCCGTGCATTTGTGGTCATTCACGGTGTTCTTCCCAGTCATCCCTACAAGCAGCATCGCACCAACGTAGTCCTACTTTATGTAGTGGCTCTTCACAGTTAAGGCAGTATCCTGTGGGGTCTACCTCTAGCTGGGTATGCTTACCGTATTTACGCCGTGCTGTATCTTCCCGATCCATCATTTCTTGTGCACGATCTGCATCATCACTCATTTTCATCTACCTTGTCAAATATAGCTGCTAGCTTCCATAGGGTAAGTTCATTTATAACTGCTGCATAGCCCCCATGCTTCGCTACGCTTGCCAACCAGTTTAACTGCAATGCTGACGGGCCGTTATCTCCTGCCTTTGCTTCCACACTAATAAACTTACCTTTGTAGCATATAAGGAAGTCACTAACACCAGACTTACCGAACCCCCCTGTGGCAGGCATGCAGTACAACGCCCCCCGCGAGGCTAGTAGCTTCTTAATATCCTGCTTAACCTTTGCTTCTGGTGTTAGTGCCATATCCTTACTCCTCTTTATCAGTCTCAAACTGAATTAGCAACTCTAAATAGTGCTTTGCTTTGTGTAAGTCTTCAACACCGTTCTTCTTCTTCCACCTACATACGTACTTGATTACGTTACCTTCCATGTAAGGTATATTGTTTTTATAGATAAACTCTACGGGTTGTATCACCATCTCTTTGTAGTGCGCACCACCTTGTTGTGACTCTAATGGGGTAGCTTTCATTTAGTTTTCCTATAGCTTGTACGGTTGCCCGCGTTATCAAACCTGTTAACTATGCCCGCTGGAGATACTACTTCGTACCCAATACGATTACCTTTGCTGTCAAACACCGCGTTGGGGGAGTTATAGTTAGCACTGCTGTTCTCATAGTTTTGAGGGCTGTTCCTGTAGTTCAGACTACTGTTGCTGTAATTTGCGCTGCTGTTCTCATAGCTTAGGGGGCTGTAGCTATAGCTGTAGCCTTGCCCAAACACATACGTCGTTAAGGACATGATTATAACTACGCACACAGCGATCCTAAGGTTCTGGTTCATTTGTATAACGCCTTAGTATCAAGTACGATTAGCTTATCTATGTACTCATGCACATCCACATCATCAATGGTGCCCCACTTAGAACGTAGGTGAATGGTGTTCTGGTACTTCTTAAGCAGCCCTAAACGGCTTTGCTTCTTGTCTGTCCATGTGCCTAAGCCCTTAATGAATGTCAGCTCTGACTTAGTAGTCCATGTTCTATCTATCTCTTTCTTATTCATATTAATCCTCTAAGTTACGTACTGTTACTTGTTGTATCTCACCTGTGGGGGCCTCTAATAGCACTTGCTTGATAGCTTCTTCTGCCGTGCCTGCCACCTCGATATACATCCTCTTTACACCATCTACCACACATATAATATGCCAGCTAGACATCACCACCCTCCGTTGGACTGGTTGATATTAGTATCTTCCCGCCTACTTCCTGATTGAATACCATATGCCGTAGGTTAATACACATGGTGCTGTTGCTCTGGCATTGGCCTGTATATACATTGTATACACTGCCTGTTATGGCATCCATCCAGTAGACACCACTACCTAGTAACACGGGGGTGAATACGCGATTGGTCTTTGTATCAAGCCATAGTTGATTATTATCTATCCACTCCATCTTAGGTTTTAGTGCTGCCTTATACCTATTAGGTGTGGTAGGAAACACATCATTTGCCGCTACTAATACAAACCCCGGTACTACCCGTTTTGTTGTTACCCGTACTTTGGGTACTACTGCCTTTTTAGCTACGCGCTTAACTGCGCTCTTTACTACTGGTGCTTTACTCATCCCACGCCCCGCACTCGTAGATATTCACTCGTTCCATCAACTGCCCTACGATGATGGGGTCGTACTCAGGCACATACTTCTTAACCAGCGCCTTGAACTCACCAGAAAAACCATTTAACTTCTCCAACCTACGTTCCCCTGCCATTTGCTGAATCTCACGTTCGCTCATATTTTACTCCGCTTATCAATGCAAGTTTAACTTGCTCCATTATCCACAAGACATCACCCCCTTCCGCTATTGATGATGCAAAGTACAGATCATCTTTCTTATCCCAACCCATGATTACGCATGACTCAAGATCAGCTTCTAATGCAGCCTTTAGCATCTTCTCTGGCGGTACATCTATCTTTGAGATTACTCCCAACTCCCTCACTACACTGTCATCTACTAGCTTCACGTTGTTTCTCCTTGATCCTGTTGATAGCCCTTCTTACTGTCTTTACTGCTTGGTCAACGTGTCCAGCTATATCCTCAGGTGATACACCTAGCGTCATAAGTTTCTCTATTTCTATCATCCGCTTGGACTTGCGTATTGATTGTGTCTGCACCCGCTCGACTCTAGGGGGTAGCCCATGCTCTCGGCGGTATGTGTCTATCGCTTTCTTTGCATGGTATATCTGGTCGGAACTGAACCGCCCTGCGGGTAGCCGGTTGTTTTCCTCGTACATCTCGCTTATCTCTTGAGGTGTATACCCCCCAACACCTACCTCTTCATGGGGTGTGCCGTATGCGTTTTGCACAGCAGCCAGCATGTCAGCCATTTTATACGTAGCCCATAAGCCGTCACCAGTGAAGTTCCCTTCTTTATCAGCCATAGCTACCCCACATCAGTACAGCAAGGCCACCTAGCATGCCAGCCCCAAGTATTACTACCCCTATGGCTATAATCACTGCTACCTTATATAGATGCATCATCTTCTCCTTATGTTGGGTGTATACGTCCTGCTGCTACTTCATCTAGTGCTTCTTTAATCCCTTGGTTATACCCAGCATCATACCCTTTACGATATACCACAGCATTTAGCTCGGCTCGTTTGTGTCGCTCCTTCTTCATTGTTTTTTCTACTGTCTGTTCTTTCTTTAGGTAATGCTTGTTGGCATTGCAGTACAACGTAAACTCTCTATCTTCCATGTGGTATGACAACACGTTAAGCAGTGATGTATGTAGTACCCCCATCCCCGGTTCTTTACGGAAGGGCCAGTTAAGATCAATCGAATTACGTAACGACTCAACTATTACCGTGTCATCTATCTCTACCTCAATCATTGCTTTCATTTCGCATCTCCTTTTTATATTTAATCATAGCATCTGCTATCTTGTATGCCGTTACTGCACCTTTGTGACTTCTTTCTTCTTCACCTTCGCCCCACTTGTAGCCATACTTAACTACTAATGCCATCATTGCCATTGCTGCTAACTCATCTCTGCTATCACTCATACGCCCCACCCTTCTCTCTTAGCCCTAGCCGCATCCCAACGATCATCAATAGCTACACAAGAATCATGATAAGCAGACCAAGCAGCGTCTATAGCACGAATATCATCCCTAGCCTCATCCAGCCTAACATCTCTAACGGCAGCGCATTGAATCCTACCCTCAGACCAAGCAGCTTCATCTGCCTCCTTGTCGTAATCAGCCAAAGCAGCCTTAGCAACGTCCCAAGCAACAGCAGCAGCGCGCCAAGCAGCAGCATCGTCGACAGCAGCATCCCAAGCAGTCAGCGCCTTATCAACATCCTGCACTAGTTCTTCTCTTGTTTTCATATCTTCTCCAAATTGAATAAGTCAGGCGGTTATCTATCGAGATTACTGGGTTTCCCGACGCAGAATCCCGCAAGATATTTTCAGCATGTCTGCCTAGCCCAACTTAATCGTTAATCCCGCATCTCGTTTGAACATCTTTATCCTGTCGTTGCATACACCATAAATACACCTCCAATACCCAGCCGACAAGCCCCCTTCGCCGCGTTCTTCTGCTGCTATGTGTTCGATTTCAATACCCGTTGCTACGCTCAGTTCTTGTTGGGTTAGTCCAGCCGCCATTCTTAGTTCCTTTACTTCCTCGTTTACTTCGCCCTGCTCGTAGAGGTACGCCTCCCATTCTTGGTTCATATCAACCCCCCATCCACTCAAGTATGTGCACTACCCCTAGCACTGCTAGTAATGCAATAACTGATCCGCCTATAGTCATCACGTATATAACCGTTGTACTGTACTCACTGTTCTTACCCCAAGATCTTTTCATGCTATCTCCTTATAGAAATGATGCCCACCACATGTATGTACCAGCTTAAGGTTTGACCAGCTCTTAGGCTTGGGTATATACGTTGCATGGAAGTGCGTAGCCTCATAAAAGTCTACCGTATATATGGCCTTCAATGCCGATGCAACTGACTGCTTCCATGCAGGGGATTCTTTATTGGGTCGGTGCTCAGGGCGTATCACACCGTTACGCATCTTCTCAGAAACCCATGAGAATTGGTAAGGTGCTAGTACCGTCTTGGCTACATCCCCATCCTTGGTCCGATTCAACACTACATGCGCTACTGCACGTTGACACACCTCAGGCTCACCCCTTGACTCAAAGTACACCACTAGACTTAACCACAGCAGTAATGATTCCATTGTTCTTCTCCTCAAAATGTTCCTTAATTGCGTACATGTTGTCACAATCAACAACTAGCTCACAATCTGCAATAATCAACTCCGCAAACTTTTGCAAATCAATAGCAGCATACATCTTGTCATTAAGTTGTGGATAGACATTATCCGCCCATTCAACTCTACCCCAATTGCCAATCGTTGCAACAGGATCTAACTGTTCAGCAAGCTCTCTAATTCGTTCATTCATCGTCATCTCCTTTGTAAAATTCTGTACCCCTTACGGGGGTAAGTCGGCTTACGCATAAGCTGGAGGCCCTCGCTGAAATCGACGAAAAGTTTTGGCCTATCATAAGCTGCGTGTGTTTTCGGCCCAATAACCATCCCACCCCACGCTGGGGATTCCTACAGCAACTTAACTTTACAATCATACCTACTTAACTTTACAGTTTACAAGCCTACACTAAGCTCGTGCTTCTTATCTCGTTTGGGTAACGGACACCATGCGATGACACCTAGTCCCGAACCCCACTCACCTACTATGGCTATCTTTTGGCTTGTCAGTAGTAGACACTTCGACCGTGTGTTAACTGGCGCACCGTACCGCCAATGTGTCTCAGATGCCGTCAATGCTTCTTGCCCACCGAAGTCCTCATTCATCGCTATTCACTCGTTCCTTAGTTCGATCCTCCATTATCCACCTATGATCCACAGAGTCAAGTAGGTAGCCAAAATAAATATAGTCCCTATAATGCCCAGTGCTACGCACTTAACAAACATCGCATCCTCCCTATTCCACCTGCATGTCTTATAGCCTAGATTACGTCCTCTAGGGGCGTTTAGGTATGGGTTACGCTCCTTGTGATAGTCGTTGTTGTTGTTGTTGTTGTTGCTCATAATCATTTACCTCCGTAGTAACGTAGTCTAGTTCATCTTGTGTAAGTGTATGGTCATGTGCTATCAGATGCTCAATCCCAAAGTTATTGGTTTGTATGTATGCCTGACTACTGTGATGCCACCCCTTAATTTTCTCGGGGTGTTGATCGCTCACCTGTATCCGCAAGGGGTCATGCGTTACTACCCTCACTAGCCGATCAACAGCACGAACATAGCTACCCGCAAACCTACGCTGCCACTCACCCTTGCAATTCTGCCACGTACTTAATGCCCTGCGTATATTATTAGCAGTGTTCTCCTCACGTTTCGCTACCTTCTCAGCCCTACGATCCTCTACTGCATGTATGTAATCTAGCTCATCTACTATAGACACACCCATATGCGCGGCAAGGTTCTCGTAGTTAGTATAGGTAGACCTCAGTGCCCACACTCTATCCCTACCCCACCTAACAGCGGAATTCAGTCTTGCCCCTAGGTAATGGGAGTGCATTGTAGCTAAGTTAACTTCTAGCGAATCCGCAGGGTTATATAAATGTATAACATTTACGTGAGCCGCACGCAGTGCATCCTCTACATGGGCTATGTGCCTCCGCGTTGAATTGCTGGGCCCCCTCGTGGTGACATACGCTACATTCTTCTCTCTATCTATCCTAGCTATAGAGTACCCTTGATGGTATGAATCTATCAGGTCGCCCCTCATGACGAGGTTGCGGTTCTTAAGATGTTTACCACCCTCTACCCATCTCCTTGCTATCTTTGCATGGCTTGACATGTTACACCTCCAATCGTAAGTAGTTATACTGCCGTTCATCCATTGATGTCCTCCTAACATACGCCTCGAACTTAGCACTGCTCACATATGCTACCACCCCCCGGTGTGCTGGTTTTGTAGTATCTAGTAGGTCGGGGTGAGCCAGCAGTGTCAACATTACTTCGCTTCTTGGTTCACCCACACCTTTGCTCCACCTAAACCCCGTAGTCTCTTTGGTGTATGCCTCTGGCTCTAGCAGCATCAGGGTCTTGCACATCTCCCGCAGCTCTACTATCGGCTCACTATTCCACCTCGCCTCGAATGCATTGCGGTCGGGTCTAAGTGTCATAATCTTCTTATGTGGAATGGGTCGCTCTGTCGTATATTTGTATCGTATCCCCCCATACGTAGACACCACTCTGTTGTACTCCTTGTCATACATAAGCCACTGCTCTGCACTGAACCAAGCATTCTTAATATGCTCACCTGTGTCTGTAACTATACGTCTTGGCATATCCTTAGGCTTGCATATCAATAGACCAAACTCCCTATCCATTGCCTCCCTCCACTCAGGAGCATGCGCCCCCGTATTATTTATATGGAACTCACCTTTCTCTGTTAGGCTTGTGCCTGATATGGGGGTGCACGACCAATTCTGTTGACCACTGTATCGGGACTTACTTCCTGACTTCTCTGCTTCTCTCTCATAGTTTAGCGGTTTCATAACTCCCCCTTAGAACCAAGCATCTAGTGTGCGGTCGATACGCGCCTTAACTTCTTCTCGCGCCCCTGTCCTACGTAACTCCCCTGCATCTACCCCTAGTAACGTAGACTCTAACTCTTTACGGGCTGACTCTAGCTTGGGGTCATTGGTGATATTCAGCTTCTTTAGTAGGTCACACAGATCCACCGCGTTATCCACTAACGTATCCCTAAACACCTTAGCCTTGCCAAGCTCGTCATACCCTAATCGCTCACTCATATGTTTGAGTGTGGTATGGAGTCGATCCCATAGGTCGGTACTCACTGAGTTAATACGGCTCATCAATATCTGCTCATACTCATTTGCCATTTCATCCTTAACCTCCTGTACACAATCCACACGGAAGTCACCAGCGGTCGGTAATGGTAGGAAGCACGTGCTGAACCTGAACTTGCCGCGAATCTCATCGGCTGTTGGGTATTCGTTCCTGTTAAACAGATCCCCTAACTGAAACGCCTGCGCTGATATAAGGTTGGGGTATTCATACAGAAAGTTATCCACCAGTGCCCGATACTCATTGTCCTTATCATTAAGCCACTGCTTCAACTCAAAGAACTGCGCCATTGGTACAAGACGTTGCCCACTATCAGACCACGGTAAGGTCATGGCATAGAAGTCGGTACGTATTGAACCCACAAACTCAGTCACCTTCTTAAGGTTGTCCATCCCTGCCATAAGGTTCTTGTTAACCCGTGCCGCATCATCACTGTTAGCACCCTTACTATGCTTAACTTCACGGCTTGCTGCCTTGTCTAGCTTACGCGCAGTCCATACGCCGATTGATAGTTCACATATAACTGCATTGATATTTGCTTGTGTCATGGTAAAACTCCTAATAATAAAGAAACAAAAGAAACAAAAGAACTACAACTCCTCCCCCACGTGCACCACCTGCCCTACATTTATATCTGCCTTATACCCACCTACTACCAGCCATATGACAGGTATATCCCACTGCCCTACATCCTTGCCGAAGTACCCATCAGTGATGACTACCGCGCAGCAATACTTAGTACCCGCAGTGCCCTCTTTCCGTATCCACTCTGGTAGACATGATGGGTCAGTGCCACCCCCACCCTTAGGCTTAACCGCACCTAACAGGTTGATCTTACCCCTCTCGAACTTGTCTACCCCACACACCTTCATATCCCACCACGCTATATCCGCCCCGTTAGGCTTGACCTCATCACATAGCTGTTGCATGAAGCCTAAGAACTTAGCTAACTCTGCTCCACCTATCGAGCCAGACGTGTCACCACATATTAGTATGCGTGGTACTGTCGTTGAGTATGGGCTAGGCTGATACATATCAGGGTCAACGGCTAGGTATGCCCCACGCGGTCTGCGCCACGTTCGTTTATCATTCCCCCTAGTGTGACTCTTGATGAACTGCGCCAGTAGTGCTTGCCAATCCACCTTAGGCACTAACCCCGCACCTGCTTCTCGTGCTAAGTCACCCTCACCTAACCCTGCTATCGCACCTTGTCGCATCACTTGGTCAATGCGCTTCTCTAACTCCTCACCCTCCTCCTCAGTCATCTCACCCGCACCATCCCAATCATGATGGTCATGCCCTTCACCACCTCCATACCCCTTCTGCTTCAGATCCTCGAATACCTTTCGCGTACTCCACTTCATCTTGTCCTTATACTCTGGCATATCCACCCCAAGCTCGATGAAGGCCAGCCCATCCTTGCCTATAAGGTATTGATTATTAATGATAACATCCATTGCTATGTTTGCAAGTGTGTGATTCTCCTTGTTTAGTTCTCTCCATGTATGCAAGTGCCTGAAGTATTTATGCAAGCCCTCATGTAGCACAAGGAAACGCACCTGCTCCTCAGTTAACCCACCAACAAAGCTCTTGTTGTATGTCTCATCCCTCCCGTTAGTAGCAGCAGTCTGTATAGGGTCATCATCCCCTACGAACTTGGTCTTGCCCATCATTACTACAGGGGCGATACACTTCCATTCCTTGCTGGACATGATCCATACCTTAGCCTTACTTACCTTCTGCTCCGCTGTTAGTTCCATCTCATCTCCCCTTATAAAACCCACGAGTTATTAATAGCAAACGCCCTGATCTTTGGGTCTTTGATAAAGAACATCTTGACTGACTCATTCTTTATGACAGTCTTAACCCAGACAGACAGCATCTCAAGCGGGTATCGCTCGAAGTATGTCACCCATGCAGAGATGTTTGTGGGTGTTAGATGTTGCACTGACTTATAGACCAGCATTATCTGAGCCGCTTCGCTCTTAGGTATCCGTGCCGAGTCAGGTGAAGCCTCTATGTCCTTCGGGTCAGGCATATCATTACCCAGTGCTATCAGTGCTGACATATCTAACGCAGCCTTAGCCCCTATCGTACCGATCAACGCCTTGACTAACAGTGCCTCACCTAAGGTGTCGATGCTGTCGATCTGTTTAGAGGCTTTGTGCATTGATCGTGGGCAAACGTACGCATGGGTGTTGTGCTGCGGGTGAAAGATGTAATGAAACGCACCTATCCCATCCTTATGCTCGTTGGCGTTGAACTCAGTGTCCTTGTAACTCTGAAACACCATAGGATTCTGGTCACACCACTTAAGCACTATCGGATTCAGCCCATTGTTAATGCCCCAATGGTTGTACTCCTCTTGTGATGGTTTCCTGAACGGCACTCTTACTATACGGCTATTGCTATGCGCATTACTACTGTCACCCACCCCATCGGTCGTGAAGTTAGTAGTACCAAAGACGATGCTTCCTTCTGGTAGTTTGTATGTGCCGATCACGTGTTCATGTACTAACCTGTTCATCATCAACTGCACATACTCTGGGCCCTTGTTTATCTCATCCAGCATGATGCACTTCTTCTTAGTACGGTCAGCACCTAGCCATGTCTCGTTGATGTAGTACGCTGTTACCTTCTTGATGTGGTCAGGCATACACAAGGCTATATCAGGGGCATCCTTGTTTGGTACGTCTACGTAGATATACTCATACTCATCCCCTAGCATGGTTGATAGTGTTGTTAGTATGCTGCTCTTACCAACCCCAGGCTCACCCTCAAAGACGTACGTCACATCCTGCCCGCATGTTGCTACCATTTTCGCTGCTTCGCTGTGATTAACCGCAAAGTTATATGTATTGATGCCGTTGTTATTACTCATGGTAAACCTCCAAAAAAGAACTACAAAAAAGAACTACAAAAAAGAACTACAAAAAAGAACTACAAAGAAACAAAAGAACTACCAAAGGAACTGCTCAACCTCTCTCTCATACTCAGCCAGCACAACCACTTCACGATCCTCAAACAATGCTTCGAGATACCCAACAAACCAACCCACTACGTTCTCGCCACCGTCCATCGCATCCATGCTTTTCTCCTCTTGGAACAAAGCACGAATCGTGCTTTGTTCTGGCTCTTATTTGCGGCTGTTCCTCCAGCCGAACTACTATTATACCCCAAATCGGCCCTTTTGTCAAGTCGTGTATGTGTGTTTATATGTGTTGAACACGTGTAATTCGATTATGGTGTGTTGATAACGTATTAATTAGTCTATGTGTGTTTAGGATTTGCTAACCGCCTTAACTTGACCGGTTAACATAATATGTGCCCAAATCTGTGCCCGTTTTGCTCTGCCATTTGTTACGCTATGAAGCTCTATGCGAAAATCGTGTGTCGTGTTACCGGCGTGTGCCCACGTAGAATGGCTCAGGAGTAGGCGTGTTACCATTTTCGCGTGTTACCGCAAAATTTTATGTGCGCCAGAAAAAAAACTTTACTAAATCCTCCAAAAACTTTCCGGCGTGTTTCCCTTTTTTTCTCTCTTTTATATATCTTAATTATTTATATATATATATATAGTAACATATAGTATAGGAAACAGACTGCGATCAAGGACTTAGGTCGTGTTACCGATCTGGTCACACATGGGCACACCGGTAACACGGAAAATAATACCCTTTAGTTTCAATGGGCTGCGCCATTAAGTCTGTGCCAACTGCCTAGACATTCGGTAACACGAGCTTAGACATTAAGAACGAGTCAAGAACGAGTCAAGAACGAGTACAAAACCGGAAAGTCGGGACGAAAAAAAACCCCGCCGGAGCGGGGTCGGTGATGCTAGTTATTACAGAGTTTTGCGACTGCTAGAAGGAACTCGGTTTGGGCCTTGTTGTAGTCCGACAATTGGCTAGGCTTTAAGTGCATCTGGACGTGTGAATGAATACCTTGCACCGACCTTGTCACATCGGCAAGGATATGATCGAATCGGATGTTATCCACCGGAGCGTCTACTTGTGGCGCTGATTGTGCTTTACCTTTTACAACTTTAGCTATTGCTGCGACCTTGCCGCTTGCTTTGTTTGTCGCTGCTTTTTTTGCGCCACCACGTTTTTTGGCCATTTCTTGCGCCTTCGGTGTCGCTGCTATTGCGGCAACATAATCAGGATGAAGCTTAAGCTTCACATTCAAAAGGTTACGCACCCGCTTGCACTCATCAAAATCCGCATCCTTCCCAACCCACGATGATACACAACCCGTCTTAAAATCCTGCTCATTTTTATAATCCATCTTCGATACCTTCATGTAGTCAACTGCCGCTTTGACTGCCGTGCTCAATGCTATTGCTGCTTTACCTTCCAGTGCGCCGACTGCTTTGAATAGTCTAAACACGGCTGATACGTTGATGGTTGCTGCTACTGTAGTTGATGTACTCATGGTTGAATCTCCTGTTAATACGTCATGTGTAGAATCGGTTCTGCCGACAAATTCATTATCCTACATTCTCATCATATTGTCAACCATGATATTCTGGAACAAAGCACGAATCGTGTTATGTTCCCCGCGACCCCACTATCCCCCGAACCCCTAAACTATGTTTCGCTAGCCAAGTCTGTATAGACTATCCTCTCCTT